AGATGATGTGTTGTAGCAGTGGAAACAGTGACTTCAAATGTAGTTACATCTGCAACTGCAACGTTTCTGTCTGTTCTGAATAAATGACTATTACCTGCACCAACATTTCCAGTTATGAATACTCTATCATGCTTATTGTCAATTTGATAAGCGTTTGTTACTATACCAATCAGATCATTGCTGATTTTTTGCACAAATAGTCCTTTATTCGGTAGGAAGTGTGTAGTGCTGCCATCAAATGAATATAATAAATTTGTTCCAAAATTAGGTGTGTAAGTTAGACGATCACCGTGCTTGAAGGGATGATCGGGAAGTCTAATTGACTTAATTGGAAGAAATGTGGTTGTTGATATATTTCCTGCACCCACAAATGATACGGTGGTGCCAATTCCTACTCCACTTGTAAGACCTACACCAATATTCGTTGTAGCATCAAAAAAGAGAGATTCATTGATAGGAGTTTCAGCATCTATCGGTCTATCAATTTCATATGAAAATTTATTTTCTTTTCTTATGATTTCTGCCCTGTATGTATGTGCAGCACCTGTAGTTCCATTTTGAGCACGTAGGAATGTGATTTTTTGATTTAGACGATCATGTCCAATCACTTTCATCTGCTCATCACCCACTTGCACAATATCATCATTATCAAAAATGTCTATATCATCTAAAAGTGTAATTGTAGTTGTCATACCACTTGCAAGGAGAGATGTTCCTAGTCCACTTCTTACAAACTTAACACTTATTGGATATGTGCCCTCTAATCCCTTAAATGTTGTGGATGAAATACCACTAATCGCTACAGGTATTCCAGACTTAAAATTATGAATTCCTGTAGTAACGATACCTGTTACAGTTTTGCCATTAGCAAATAATTCAACTCTTTCTTTGATTTCTACATTAGCACTGATGACAGTTGCAGCAACTCCAACTAATTCAGTAACCTTACCAAATGCACCAAAACCATTTGTGTTTGAATTGTCAAAAACAAGTTTGTCTCCTACATTATAATTTGTGCCACCTTCTACAATCTTAACAGAGTCAATAGATCCCTTTTGTGTATTTTTTATCTTAGCAATACTTACTTTGGTTTTTGCACTAGAAGGAATGCATGGGTAGTCTTCTAAGTTATATTTCTCAGTATTTCTTAACAAATCTTCAGGAAAAGAATCCTGTGTTGATGTAAATTCATTATTATACTGTAATAACTTAGAATTGTAAGTATCACCAACAATGTAAGGGAAAATAGGTTCTCTTCTATTAGTAAAGGGTGATAAAGGATTTGTAACAGGATTATTAGAAACTGTAATGTAGTAAGCGTATACACCGTATGGATATTCTGGTGTTACTGCAAATCTACCATTATGTTCATCAAGATCTCCGTATCCTTCTTGATATTCATAATCTTCAATAAAAAATCCTGCAGGATAGTCTGTCAATGCGGGACCATTACTTCTTGATATTCCAGATATCTTGACATAACTGGATTGCATGTATTTTAGAGGTCCACTACCATCATAATTTTTAGTTGCGTAAGGTCCGTATATTGGATGACCGTCATACGCCCATCCTAGTATTGGTGAATGATCAGTGCCATTATCATCCAAATAATCGCGTAATTTTCTTGATGCATAATAATTTACGTAAGGATATCCGTTTTCTGCTATCTTCAATTCGCCATAAAATCCGTCATCATCTTTTACATCTCCAAAATTAGCGTAACGTTGAACATTATTAATAGTCCATGTTTTCAAGTTGGATGACATAATCACACCAGAACCCGGAGTTTTTGCAGTGATTGTAGTTCCATTTGCTGTGTATCCGGCACCTTTTGTTATTACATCTACACCTACAATTTTTCCATTTGCCACTCTTGCAATTAGTTTTGCACCCACACCGTCGCCATTCACAATTATATCAGGAGCACTGAAATAATCCTTACCACCACTCTTAATTGACACAGAATCTATTCTTCCATTGACAATAACAGGATCAAATGCCGATTTAGATCCTTCAACAACTATCGCATCAGGTTTATAATTGTCATTGATAAAGAGAGATCCAAAATTATCACCTTTTGCTTTTATATGAATTCCATCAACTTCTCCTCGAATGACAGCAAATGCAGTCGCGTTTGAAGTTGATATTCCTTGTGTGCCATTAATAGTTACGGATACTGGTGGGTAATTAAATGTGTGTTTTCCAGTTCCGGGTAAAGACATCTTTACATAATCAACTAAAGAAGTTGAAATAGAAACTCTGAAATTATTATCATCAATCTTTACAACATAATAATCTTTTCCAGATGTAAGACCAGAGATATCTGTTACTGTCCCTCCACCATATCTTACTAATTCTCCTGATGAGTATCTATGATTTGGTATGGTTATTAAATCTTTGAAGGTATTGATACCTACACTATCAACAGTGTTCTCTCTATTTTGAAAATCAGTGGACGAAATAATTTCTATATTATCTACTTTTAGTCTAGACTCTTTTGTTTCAAACTTATGCAATCCTCCACCATTGGTTGTAATTGGAAGTGTTGCGATACCTGCAAGTGCCTCATTACGGGTTTTGGTAAGTGATATGGTAAAATCATCATTCTTGTTGACAAAATAACTTGATTTGTCAACAAGATTTCCCGGAGTAATGCCAATTCCAATGGTCGTTGAACCATCGGTTCCGTAGATAATTTCTTCTCCATGTTTAAATCCATGAGGTTCAGTAAATGTAAATTTATCAGTGATAGTATTCACAATACCACCAACACTAGTGCTATCAAAAAATACTTCGTGTGGAGCGAGTCTCATCTTCGCTTCAGCAGTCGCCTGACCATTACCACCGGTTATTTTGACATCTGGAGTTATCTTATAATCTAATCCACGAGAAGTTACTTGTATTTCTTTTAATTTACCACTAACATGAGCTATAACAGATGCACCCACACCAGTGTGTCCATTCTGCTGTATTGAAATGCGAGGAGGATTGATTACATCATAATCAGATCCGGTATTCAATACATCTACTGTTTCTAGTGATCCATAGTAAATTTTATCAGAAGATTTATAAGAATATGCTTCTACACCATTTACAAAGAGTCCTACACCTTTACCTGTTTCAGTTTTATCTTTAGAAGATCCGTATTCTGGTTTTTCAAACTTACGAAGTATTTTTTGGGCACCAATAGTTCCAAAACCAACTTCAAATGGAGTGAGATTGTGATTAGTGTTAGTTCCAATATCAGGAGTATCAAAAACAGTAACATATTGACCTCTACGAGCATTCTCTGCCGATAGAGAGAGTGAAATAGAAGATGAGGTTAGATTGGTCACATAGTATGAATGACCGGTGCTGAGACCTGCTACAGGGGATCCTGATACAATAGGATTATAAAGAACGATATCACCATTCTGTAAATTGTGATCTGGTATTGTAATTACTTGAGATCTTGTAGAAATTCCAGATGTGCTAAAGTTTCTAATTCTTTTTTGTACATCTATTGAATAATGAGGTAAACTATTTGATGCTACAACAACAGTGTCACCTTGTGCGTAGGTATTTTGAATATTAGCGACATTATTATTTTGTTTATATAAATTTGCTTGAATGTAATATTGATTGCCCGCTAAAAGAGATGGTGCACTTATATACACAACTTGATCATTCAATATTCCTGTAATAACGCCATCTTGATTCTGACCATCGATGTCTATTACGGATATGGGTTGCCCTTTCTTATAATAGTGTTTCGCAGTCAATACAAGTTCAAAATTACCTGCTGATATTGTCTTGAAGTCTTTTACTGTGTGTTTAGTTGCAATATTCTCCAACCACTGGCTATATCTTATATCTTTCTTTTTGATACCAAGAGTCTTAATATTATATTCACTACCTTTTTGCTGAAGAATTCCAGTTCCTTCAAAACCTATAATAGAATTCAATATTCTAAGTTCTGCAGGATTTGCTCTATTGGGTTGATATGCAAATGCCAAACCACCTGAATCAACGTTATCACCCACTGCTGCGTTGCCAAAACCAGTTACGTTTAAAAATTCTGTAAGAGTTTTGTCAGTATAGTCGTATCTTCGTCTCCCTATATTGAAAAATGAAGATTTAGCAAATCCAACTGTAGAGTCTACACATACTATATCATCTCCACTTTCAATATTTGATGTAAGACGAGTTCTATTTACAGGTTTGAAAGATCCTTCAATTGTATCAGAAGACAATCTTATCTTATAGTAAGTTTTTCCTTGAAGAACAATTTTTTCTACTTGATATACTGATGCACTTGCATTTCCTTGAGTAATTGTTTGATTAACAATCTTTTCTGGTTCACCTGATATACGTTCGCAAATTAGCACATCATTGACAGAATACTCTGCATCTGATGGTTTGAAGAGAAACTCTTGAGGTTTGACTAATTCAACTTTTTCCTTATAAAGAGTTCCAAATAATATTTTGTACGCTTCTTCAGTTCCTTTAGCAGTATAAAAATCTTTTGACTGTTTTAGGAAATTTGATATATTTAAATCTCCTGTAAATGATCTATCCTCAAAACCCGGAGATATTTGTGTTTTTACTTTTGTGAAAAACTTTTGTAGAAAAATATTACTTAGATTTTTTACTTTTGCATTCTCTGCATGAGTGCTGATACCTGATTTTGAGAATGTAAGAAATTCTGGAGAGTTTGTTTTCTCGCTATTTTCAATACCACTAAATCCTCTAACGCATCCTGTAAATGAAGTAGAACCTATACCAGTATAGGTGATTATCTCATCATCAATTTTGAGCAAACCATACTTACTAGGCCACCCCGTTGTAGAATCTACATATATTGTGTTATCAAACTTTCGAGTATATTGAGACGTTGATGTAAATCCAGTAAGATTGTCTTTGTTGAGAAAATCAACACTTTTATAGTCAGTAAAATTATCAACAATATCTACTGGACCACCTTGAAACTCTTGTGATATGTAATATTGCTTTAGAAATGTTCCAAGTAAAGGATTGTCAGAATCTATCGCTTCAGGAATCTGACTTTCAATAACTTCTTGTATCTTGACTCTGGATAGTGAGGTTTCTATCATTAGTATCCGCTACTATAATTGCTTGGCGATGAACTTGTTGATGACGAAGTTGATGATGTCGTGGTAGAAGAAGTATTCACAGGAGATACAAAATTAAGAGTATCACGAATCTGTACACTATTTACTGAGTGAGTAGAACCGGTCATTTTAGTGCCATCTGGCATACTATGAAACTCACCATAATAAGGTTGACCGTTGACATATCCTACTAATTTACCTTTACCTGATGAACTTGTCACTATAGCACCCCTTACCTTGTTTCCATTACTGTAACTTGATTGCACATCGAATCTTGTTCCTGATACGTTTGCTCCAGATGAGATAAGGTCTTGTCTCATTGTAAAATTACTTTTTTCGGTGCTAAGTTGTAAAAACAATTCTTTTCTTCCCAAAACATCATTTGATAATGGCACTGCTTGTATCTCAATAATATTTTCTGGTAAAAGTGTTGAAGTTATGTTTATTGTGTTGATAAGTATTTCACCTTTCTTGTAATCTACAGTGCCTACATTAGTAGATACAATTTCGACGTCTATATCGTCTGTGAGTTTGAATAGGAATAGATTGCCTGTATTTGATCCTTGAATCACTTTATCGGCGATGTAGACCGTTCCATCGATCCCTGAAACACTAAAACCTGTGCTCTTGATATTGTAAGAGTCTAATTCATTATAAAACTGATTGTCGAAACACAATTCATATTGTGTAAAGACATTTATCATTGATTTTAAATTTCTTCTAATTAATACATTCGTAATATTGGATGTAATAGAATTGTCAACAGCATCAATAACTGAAGTCATTTTAGAGTATTTGAATCTACCACCAAACTTATTCAACTCTCCAGACTTAGAATATTGATTTACTGAATCAGTTATCTTAGATCTAAGAGTATCAGAGTCCCCAACAAAGTTCGTATTGTAGTAAATATATGAATCTAATTCAACGTACAGAAATTTGAGATCTATAAAGGATGGTACAATTCCTGCCACACTGTAACTTTTGAGAGATCTTAATAAATCTGTTTTCGTAGACTTCGCTAAAAAATTACCATTTCTCGGTTTTGCTGCGATAAAGACACGACCATATTGAGGTGGATTGAGATCTTCTCCACCATATGCACTTACTGATTCTATATTAGGATATATCGAAGGTAGTAATGCTTCATAATCAGTAGCAGTTACCGCACGATTTTGTGCTGCAAATCTTCTAGGTGCGTAATTTCTTATACTTTGCACACTCTCTATATCATCTCCATTCTCAGAAGGCGTCAAAACTCGTAGTCTTGCTACAGCAGTCGGTATAAGTGCACCACTTTCATCTTTTATTGCACCTACAAA